TAATAACCAACCTTGTATTCTGTTATTGTATTTATTGTTTTTTTCCCACCATATTCAAAACTTTCCTCTGAGTGCACTACATCAACTGTGTAACCAGGTACAAATTGTAAATAAAAAGGAACATTAACTTTTTTTCCAAGAAATCCTTTTATTACTCTATCATTTTCTGTGACAAAAACTGAACCCATTTAACTCTCCGAAAATCCTTTTGATATTGTTTTATTTTTTATTGAATCAAGTCTAACACTTTCTTTCTGTAAATCATCTACGGTATCTTGAAGTGTTCCCATTAATTCAGCCTTCTCCTCATCACTTAATAACATTGACTCATCTGATTCACCTTGTGATTTGGAAATAATTCTTTGTAGTACACCAGCGAGTTTTACTAAGTGTTCATCATTACGAACAGCCGTATCCATATATTCTTTTATAATGGGAGCAACCAATACCACATCATCAATGGTTGTTATGAATCCGTGAATTTCTGATATTAACAAATCGATTTGAGTTTTACGTTTTGTAGTGTTTTCGTAAATATCTTTTGTTAAATCTTGAAAGGTTTTACCCTCAAATATTTCTTTTTCGTTCGACATACAAACTCCTTGGATGTACTTATTCATATATAAATATAAAATTTGTAAGAAATTGTATGAAATAAAAAACCCTCATTGAAGAGGGTTTGATATTTTAAAAAAATGAGCCAGACCTATTGTGGATTATAGAACCTTGTTTATAAAAAAGGTTTTGAAGTTTTTTATAATGTTTTTTTAAAACATTTACAACAGAAGTTATGTGAGCAGTTTCGACATCTGTCATTTCTCTAATTAAAATATAAATAGCTTTTTTATTAAAGTTTTCAATGTCATCTCTTTGTTTCATTAAATCTATAATTGCATGTCCTATTTTTAAGTCTCTTTGTTTTTTAAAAATTAAACTCATATTATTATCAAAATACTCTATTATTTCATTTGTTAATGTAATAAAATCATACTTATCATGTACATCGTGACTTTGATACCTATCTAATACCTCCATCTTATCATGAGTTTTTAGTTTTTTATAATTATTGTTATTGTGTAAAATTAAATAATTTTTAGCCACAACTGAAAAATAACTAAATGCTTTCGACCCTTTTGTGTGGTCATATTTGTGAATATTCATCACCATAAAAGCCACAGTTTCATGTTTAATATCATCAAATCCATAATCAAAGTATGTAAACTTAAATGTGTTAATTATATTCTCAGCTAATTTATCAAATGCTTTATGTATTCTAGTACTATAAATTACGTTTCTTTCTACACTATCAGTTGACCCATTATACTCAATTATTGCGTCTTGAACCTCTTGTCCAAAGTATACTTTTCTCTTAGCTTTTTTTCTTGGCATTTTACTTCTCCTCTTCAAATATCGCATCAAGGGATAATTGAATTTGTTTTAATTGTTCAAAGAAAAAACCAGTCTCATCGTCTGATTCATAATGTCCTTTAGAATCTACAAGTTTCATTTTATCTGTTGAGAATT